GTCGTCAATGTGTTGGTGATTGCGATAGTATTTTTAACGACTATGACATTACTCGCTGGTATGTGGATTGGATTCTGTATAGCACGTAAGCGTATGAGCCAGATAGCAGAGATAGAATTCTTTCCACCCAAGATAACTTTTAAAGAAAAAGTATAAATACATTTGTAGGGCAGACGTTATATTTTGTTGCTAAAATCTAAATCCCTATAAAGACTTGCCATAAGTCTAAATTTCCTGGAAAGTTCTGCCCTACACTGAAATAAATTAGCCCAGATTTATCTGGGCTTTTTTATGTCCCGATTTACGGCATTTCGGGACCAGAATGTTGATGCTTACCATATAATTATATGTAACCCGTGTTTCCGTTTCGCACTCATACTACGGTTGAGAGTATGTAACAAGGACAAGGAGTTTATGATTTATGCCCTTAGTGCTATTCGCCAAGATTATGCAATCTCATAACCTCAGCAATTTGCTTTTCCTTACCTTTTAGACCATGCGATGTAGTCCAAATACCACCATTGTTATTAGAAATATAAGCACCACCAATTTCTAAATGCCAAGCATCATGACCTGTACCACGTACTGCATCTTCATCAGGTAAAAATACAGTAAAATATGCACGGGTACCATCGTGTTTACCAATTTCAGGTAATTCATTTACAATGATATGATTACCGCGCTGACGAGTGGTTAGATTATATTTGGCACACTGATCATAGAACCAATCAGTTTTTTGCTGTGCAGTCATATTGTTCCAAACTTGCTCATCAATTAGTTCATTACGAACCTCAACAGCAGTTTCTACAATACTATCAATATTGAATTGATCGGACAATTTACGAATTTTACTTTTCAAACTTTGAGCCATTTTGTGACCCTCCTTTATGTTGCAGTCATTATTGACTGTATAGATATAATAACAAATGTATTTAGTATTATCAAGTAATTTGGGTAAATGCCCCGATTGCGCACCATGTTCGGGACCACACATGAAAAACCCTAGTAGGGAGTGCTACCCTGCTTGGTCAAGCATCACTATTATTTAAAAAAAACTACCGTATTGCGCGCCTACGGTAGAGAGGTTCCAGTGATTCACTTTGATATGATGACTGAGAATTTACTGATGGTGTGAATCGCACTACGCATAAGTATTTATCAATTATTTAACAAGCGTAAATTTTTATTACACTTTTTCTTCATCACCTTGCCAACGCTTCATACCAATTATTGGTTCATTGGTTCCATATTTTTTTAGGACTTCTTTTCTATTTTTCATACATACATACCAATATGATTTGTCCGATATACGTGTTACACGCACTAATATTTTACCATAATAACCAATATTCATATAATCGCCGACCTTGATATTATTTACGTTACCCGGATTTTTACGTTCCTTATATTGACGGGGCAATTCTTTATCATCTCTAATTTTAGTAATAGTTTTCCTAATAGCATCATATAAATTTTTTGTATATGTTCCATCATGGATAATTTTATTTTTATATTGTTTATTGATAGTATCAATAGCAATATTCAATTTATTTTGATCCACAAATAATACTGGATGCCAATCAACATCTTTTAATGCCATCCAACTCGCCATACTATCACTACGCAAACTTTTTAATTCTTTTTCGGTAACCTCAAAAAAATCTAATCGGCGACCTCTTTGAGTTTTAGATATGCCCATTCCATAACTAATCATACGCATATAACCAGCCAATCTTTGGTTCATACGCAATACAGGACGACCCAATGCTTTTTCCATTTCATCAAAAGTCAATCGTGTAGCAATATAATAATTTTTCATAAATCACCTCAAGACTTTTTAATAATTAGGTAACAAAACTTGTAGTTCGGTAATATCTACATTCATATATAATTGTTCAAAACTTTTTGGATCAGTGATGTTAAATTTTTTAACAATCATGCCAAGAACAATACCAGGACAATACATATATTCGTTATCATCATAACCAACAAATGAACCTCCCAATATATTGCCCAATGTTTCTCCACCTCGGACATTGTATACAAGATTTTCTTCCTCAAAAAGAAGACCAATTTCATTATCTGATCGTGTACCAAATAATTTACTATATTCAAAATCTTGTGGCCGACCATGTAGAAATTTAGATAATTTTAATGTCGCAGTAATAATGCGATCACGCTTATCTTTAGGTTCGGACATAAACATTTTAGCCTCATGATTTAATTGAGACTCGGTCCAACCTGTTTCATTATATACATTTTTAGGCTGACCACTTGCCTTAAGTGCATCAATTTCAGCCTTTCGTCGTTTTGCATCACCCATAAATCACCTCAGTCAGTTAGTAGCAAGTCGCTACATATACTATTCTACAGAAAAGCAGGCCTAGGTCAACAACTAAAAATCCAACAAAATCAATAACTTACAGTTTGGGTACGTAAGTCATTGATTTTATTACTGTTTATATTATACTATTTTTATATGGATTTATGGAGATTTTTATGGGACAATATACATTAACCAAATATGAGAAACGACTTGTTGATAATTTTATCATCAAAGCGGTAGACAGCAAAAGTGCTAGTCAATTTAGTACAGCATTATTCAATCATGCAGTCTGTACTGTATTGCCTCCATTTCGTGCTGAAGAATTAACAAATGGGCAAAACACACGCAATATCGCATATATTGACTATGTGAAAGATTTATATAAAATTAGGTATAAATGATAAATAATAATGCTTTCTAAAAGCGTACTTTATCCTAATAGTACAGGGAGCATTGTTGTAGCAATGCTCCCAATCTCTACAAAGATGTATTATTAAGATATCTATTAGGAGAAACAAATGAATGATTTTATTACACTTATGGGTCGTCTACGTGTTATATATGATAATGACCCAATCAACTTACCCTACAAATTTTGGCATACAATAGATCAAATACCTAATGAAACAGTATTCGCTTGGGTAGAACGATTACTAAAAATACAAGGTCTATTGTTAGGTAATGACTTTGTACGTGTTAGTGGTATTCAATTTGATTATAGACAATATAAAAATTATACTACAAAACAAAAACGTAGCATCATGATGGATCTAGTTAAGAATTGGTATGATGTTGAATTTTGGTATGAAATATCATGAAATATATACCAAATCTCAATGACCCACGTATTATTAAACGAATAAAGACAGCACTTGGTTTTGTTCGTGGTTGTATGAGTGAAACTAAATCACATGCCTGGAGTACTCGTTATATTGATAAACACCTAGGTCAACAAAATCATAATCTAGGTAAGTACTTACGTAATCACTTACTAATAGAAACACGTAGTACTTGGAGTAAAGATAGTGGTGTTTGTAAAGAATACAAACTTAACCTAGAGGGTTATGAATATATCAAGGATTTAGTTTCATATAAACAATATATGTCCATTTCCAATTGGAAATCATATAATGACATGAAAAAGAACACAGAAATTGGTAATTTATTGGCTATTGAAGATATCTCTACTACATACCCTATTGTATCACAAGTCGGTGATTCACGGTTAGTGAATGAATGGGTCAAGAAAGAATTTCGTACTGAATTTGAGTCATTAGACTTTTTATATGAAGATAAGTCAAATAGACTTTGGCATCCATTGCAAAATGTACGTAAACAAGACAAACAGAACATATTTCGTGAGTTAGACCTCACATATCAATATGATATTGTTTGTTGTGCCCCTACATTGATACATCAATATAGTCATCAAGTACCATTAGTAGTTGAAAATGACAAATATATACAGGGTCCCATGGACTTATATCTATTTGCTGTACAGGAATACCTACAAGATAGAGTATCAGTACGTAAACAAATTGCAATTGAAACAGAGATACCTGAAAAATTAGTTAAGATCATTATCAATGCATTATTTGCAGGTGCCCAATTAGGTAAGAACCAAAAGAGTGCTATCTATAAATTACTCAATGGCGATATCGCACGTATTGAGTTTTTGAAACAACATTCATATATCAAACAACTACGTAGTGATATCAAAACCATATGGGAATATCTACGTCCAGTAATGACTACTAGGTATAAAACTAATAAGTTAAGTCAAAGACGTAGACTGGCATTATCCAGTAGGGATAAGTGGAATCTATATTTTGATTTAGAAAGACAAGTATTAAATGTTATACGTCAATACCTGGATAGAACTAATAATAAGTATTTTTTAGAACATGATGGTTTTACTACACAGGTAGAAGTAAACCAAAATGAGTTGTTAGATGAAATATATCAAAAAACAGGGTTTTTATTAGAATTGGATATGGAAATGCTCAAGAAAAAAGAGTTACTAACTATATACCCTATTGTATCACAAGTCGGGGTTTCCAGGTAAAAATGAAGTACGAACCAGTAAAAAAGCATTATAAGCACCCAATTCGTATTGAAATTGGCAACTTTAAGCCACATAAAGGCAAAGTCATTTGTAAGTTATGCAATGAATTTGTAAAATGGGCTAGTCCTGATGAGATAAAAACATATAAGGAGATCAACAAATGACACATAAAATAAGTTATGACGTAAAAACAACACGTAGCAATAACACCTATATACAGATAAGTCAAAAGGATCATGATACTTTCATGATCAACTTATTGTCTATCAATAGTTACATGCAGGAATTATGTTTAAGCACTGACCCACTAATCAAACCATTCACTAATTGGTATCGTAGTGGTGATAAAAGATTCCCATATAACAAACGTCTTGGTAAACGCAATACGCCAGAAACTATGATTGCTGGACTACTCAATAACATATTGTTTGGTGATCAATATGATTTGAGTTTGGAACAACTACCCTTCTATGAAGAAATCATAAACAAATCGGTAGAGATCATAGAAGAATATGGTGTTAGTTCAGGTATCAAATTGCAAACTAAACCTCTTATGACTAAAATCGTGTTTGGGGTGGGTATTTTCTAAACATAAGTAGTATGATGGATAGATCATACTACAAAATTAAGATTGAAGAACTACTATTAAATCAAAAACCTAGCATTGCTATCATATATCAATATATGCAAAAAGGTAAAATTTGGAAGATAGTCAGCAAGAGATGTAGTATCTGTGGTACTGGATTTAATAAGAATAACAATAACAAGTTTGATAGCCATAAGTGTAAAAAAAATAATCTACGTGACAGCATAAATAATACTAGAGGTATATGATATGCCAGTACGTGAAGTCATGAAAGATGGTAAAAAATATTATCAATGGGGAACCAAAGGTAAGTTATATACTAAAAAATCAGATGCAGAGCGCCAAGGTAGGGCAGCATATGCAAGTGGATACACAGGTGGATATCAGAAAAAATGATGCTGTGATCATCGGTAATGGTAAATCAAGATTAGTTTTTGATTTACATGAAATACATGCGTTATATGTCACATATGGCTGTAATGCTATCTATAGAGATTTCATACCAGACTACTTGATAGCACATGATTTTGGTATAGCAGATGAGATAGTAGAAAATCGTGTGCATTATCAAACAAAATTCTATACGCAGCATGGTACTAAGATGGATAATAGGCATAGTCGTGGTGAGCCTATCAATTTCGTGATACAAGACAAGTACATGGGCGATAGTGGCACAGGTGCACTACGATTAGCATGTCTTAATGGTCATAGTAACATATACATGATAGGATTTGATTATCAGACACAAAACAAGTACATTGATAACGTATATGCAGGAAGTAGACATTATCAACCAGGACCTATCAATAATGGTGGCGAGTTCATGCTGCGTCAGTGGGAAAGTAGATTGCGTCATTTTTGTAGAGAATTTAAACATATAAATATAATTAGAGTACAAGGTGTTGATTATAAACCTGTTTGCAATGAGTGTAATTTCATTAATATTAGCATACAGGAATTCAAGGAGATAATAAACAAATGAATTATAAGATGGTAAGAGCAGAAGATGGTATAGTATGGGTCACATTACAGCCATTACTGTCAGATGTGAAACAAGCACTTGATAATGCCAAAAACATCAATACAGAAAATATGGATGTTGATGAAAAACGCGGTGTAGACTTTACGATACTAGCAATGGAAAGTGTACACAATTTCATTACTAGTCTATTGACAGAACATGGTCTTACAGAGATAGTCAATAATGCTACACCAGAAGTTAAACATGATGGGACATTGCACTGATGTTTGCTACAGATATTTGGAATCGCAAGTTTGATAATAAGAAAGTAGACATCATGAACAAGATGGTTACTGAATTGTCAATCTATATGCATGAAACAGAACTAGATCGTTGCATGGACTTTATGTACGAAATAGAAAATAGCAAATATGATATCAATCCAACAGTCAGTGATTGCAAGACACAACTCAAATTGATATTAGGCAGTGATCGCTATGATGAGATCGTTAGCAAGTGGAAAGAAAATAATCAAAAGATATTAAGTGTATTTGGTACACTCAAGTTTAAAAGTAAACTAGATCCGTCAGATAAAACACTCTATGATGGATTGGATCCAACAGATAATCCAGATGATTGGGAAAAGATTTACGTATGAAAAATAGCAACATCTATAAAAGAATGGATGACCCAAACGTCATCACATACTATCTAGATGTGATAGACACTAAACCACTACAAGAAGTAAAATTTCTAGTAGGTAATATAACATTAGAAGCAAATGATCATGTGTTATATCCAATAATTATAAAAGCATTTCAACAGAGGTTAATCAATGAACAATTATAACGAAACAATTTATTGTGATGACGAGTCAGTATTATTAACAGAAATCAATACTACAGTTTACAACACAACTATACCAGATATCTATAAACCATTAGATCCATATGTCAGACATGTCACTACTAGATATGTACCAAAATTTAACTATTATAAAAATGATACGATCATTGGTAAGAGTCTAGAATATTATGGTGAATATACAGAATTAGAAATACAGTTATTGCGTAATTTCATAAAGCCTAATTTTGTCGTATACGATATAGGCGCTAATATTGGTTATCATACAGTAGCATTCGCTAAACATGCTAAACATGTCTATGCATTTGAACCAAACAAGAAAAACCTTGATTTATTGCGTAAGAACATCAAATCATTAGACAATGTAACGATCTATGATGTTGCATGTAGCGATGTTGCAACTATAATGCATGTAGATGACTTTGATCTAGATGTGCCAGGTAATTATGGCGAGATGCATATGAACAATGTTGGTCAAGTTTGCAATAGTGTGCGTATTGACGATATTGACGATATCTATTATCCAGACTTAATAAAGATTGACGTAGAAGGTCATGAATTACAAGTATTGACTGGTGCAACAGAGACTATCACAGAATATAAGCCAATCATATTTTATGAAGCACATGGTAATGACTTAGATAAGATTTATGATATGTTAGACAATCTGGGTTATAAACTATATTGGTATCCATGCAATAACTACAATCCAAACAATTACAATAACAATAGTAATAACATATTTGGTCAAGGTGGCGTATTAAACATACTTGCATTACATGGATATCCCAAGATCAATAACCTATTGAATGTGAACAAAAACGAGACTTTCAGTCAAAGAGTAGAAAGATTTCTACAGGAGAAAAACAATGTACAACAAGAAGCCAAAAACTAAGCCAAAACCAAAAAAATGACTGACGAAGAACTACAACT